ACATAGGGTCTTCCTCTTTTTGGTTAGTTCATTCCAGATTAACCTGCGGGCAATGTGGAAAACAACCTGCGGGTAATCTGGAATGAACTAACCAAAAAGAGGAAGACCCTATGTTCTTATTTGAACAGAAACTAAACCAAGCAGGCATTGCTGACACCAGAACCCAGCATATTGCCAAAGCCCTGAGCGACCTTCACTCTGCAATATCGCAGTGCGATATACCCACGCGCAGATTGTTTGCGGATATGCACCCTTACGCCGTTCGCGCAGCAGTCGAGTACGCCAAGGTCGAAGACCTCAACACCGATCTCTGGGGCGTCACTCACAACCACGAATGGCTAGCCGATTACATGGAGTACGAGACAGAGTGCCGGATCAGACCCCTGACCGACAACGTCGTTGATATGGGAGAATACCGATGATTTATCTAGAGTGGTTTATCGCTATTGTCGCTGCGACGATCTTTGCTTTTGCCTTTGCGGGCGCCATACTACACGCCAACGATAGGCAGAGATTCTATGACGAACGACGAAAAAGAGAGGTCAGCGATGTCAACAAACGACGAGCTGATTGAGATAATGAAAAAGCATAACCTGAGCAAAAAGCAGGTCGCTGACCTGATTGAGGTAAGCTACGAGGCAGTGTCAAATTGGCTCAGGCAGCATCGGTCAGCACCTATGCCTAAGGTTGCCCTGCTAGCGCTGCGTTTGAGTATCGAACTAAAACGCATTTAGGAATCAGAAACACCCACTTTGGATGCCGGTCTGTAGTACCTGTAAAGCAGACCGGCTCCAACCCTTCACTCAGGATACATTCAAGTATCCCCTGCCTGCTAAACCAATACTCCCCATTACCTGTAACTATCACCCAGTAGTCCGCAATAGAAACACTAAATGCTGACGGCTTGCGGTGGAAGTACTCGACGACGATATTGCCAGTCTTCTGGCTCATTGGATCGTACTTAACCTCAACAGTTTTACCTATCTCAGGGATCGTTATGTCCCACTCTGGATGCAATCCTTCTGCTCGCTTGGCGTTTGGGAATATCAAGCGCAACCGGCGAAGCAAGTCATCCTCGACCGCTACGCCACGCTTGAGATCTTCTTCAAACCCCACGGCGCTCTTTCTTCCATAACATCTGAACGCCAATCTTGACTAGGTCTTTACTGTGACTGGGCACTGCATCATCTGGGATGCTATCGATTGCCGCTCGCCTCTCATCCCTACTTGGCAAGTCCAGTATGTTACTTGGCAGGTAGTAGGGCAGGGTTGCCTTAGCTAGATCATGGAAGTCTGAATCTAGGTTGTCCTCTATGTACTGGAGGCACTGGGGGTAGTATGTTTTTTTCGCGGCTAATTTTATTTCAGCATTGAACTTTGACGGCTTCATCGGGAACCTCTAGTAACTCTCTCATCAACAAGATGCCTGTCTCCCAATCAACCGTGACTGTCTCGACAGTTTTGAATGAGTATTCCTTGAATGTCCATAACGGAAATACCATACGTATTGGCTGGCGGTCATACTTATAGATCAGCACTGGTATGTACTCATCTCCCGCCGATGTCTTAGCCTGCTCCCACCACTCAGGCTTGTACCAGTGACCACTGGCGTATCGCTTGGCTTCAATCATTAGGTTGTGAAACTCAATGTCAGCCTTGCCGCAGGTCTGGTACTGGTCGAGGTTTCGCTTCAGGTGGCTAGCGCACGAACCGAACTCATCATGAAACATCTTGATAAGCTCGCGCTCGAACGCATGACCCTTAGCTCGACCGTTTATCAACTGTCTACCTTGACGACAGTCGAGATCAGTTTGTCTAAGTACCAGCGGGCTTTACGCAGGTCGGTTATCTCGCTGCCCTTATGACGATACCTGTGAAGATATTTCTTAACATTCCCCTCAAGGTAGGCTTGAAATCCTTCACCCAGATTGTCCTCTAGATAATCGATGCACTCGATCTTGCCGTTGTTGTAGTGGGCAGGATGGTTGACGTTGTCTGCTTCAGGCTGTCGCACCTCCACACTCGCTAGCTTATCTCTAAGTTCATTCCATTCGGCTGGTGTTGCGTTATCAATACTCATATTCTTACTCTCCGTTTGCATATTGGGCAGGGCTTAGTCCAGTCGGTAGTCTCTGGGCAGCGACAGTGCTTGGTTCTGCCGTAGTAGTCTGCGTCGAGCGGTAACTTGTAACTCCCCGTTGTTTTAATTGGTTTCTTGCTAAATTGTTTCTTCTCAAATTCCGTAAACTTCATTCACCTTTACCTGTGTCCATTCAAGCAGCTCGTACTGAGTGCCGTATCGTTCTTCAAACCTTTTCTTAAAGGGGTGGCGGCTCGTATAGCTAGCGTTGTCCTCACCCCCTCGATGATGCTTGTAGCAAAGGGGTATAGATTTTAGGTGCGCCCCTTCCTTGGTCTTGCCGTCGATGTGATGCACCTCTGCTGGCGTGAACACATTGAACTGGCGGTGGCATACGCAGCAACCAAGCTGCGTAATCCGATCCATCCACTGCTTATCGGCAGCATTAGCACCGCGACCCTTCACGTTCCGTAAACTCTCCGCTCGGCACGCTCACTGGCTAGCATCGACTGCCAGACTTTGAACTCAACCTCGGCAGCCAGCATCTCTGACTTGGCGGCAGCCAGCATTCCCTTAGCCCTGCCTCTTGACAGGCGAGCCTCGTACACGTTCCCATCTTCATCTGATGCTCTAAGCTGTGCAGCATTGGTCTTGGCGCCTTGCGCTTCAGCTACTACCATTGTCTGGGCGACGATCCGCTTCTCATCAGCATCAGCCTTTGATAGCTCGTACTCAGCCTTGCCGACAGCGATGCCAGCCTCCCTAATCTTCTGTGCAAAATTTTCCTGATCCATTTAATTTTCCTTTGAATAGTTAATGTAATACCTAGCCTTACTGTTCTTTCTGTCACGGTACTGACAGGTCTTGCTATCGAACTCAAAGCCCACTTTGCCTTCGTACATACCGTTCCTGTTCTTCAGGACTTCAAGGTACATATCCCATTGCCTTGTGTACTGCTCATCAGGCTCCTCGCCTAACATCTCAGCCTGCTCGATCTGCTCTGCCTTACGCTTGTTTTTCCAGACACTTATAAATCCGTCAGCAAGGTCGGTGATCGAGCCTGAACCCTTAACGTCATACTTGTTAGGCGCTGCATACTCTGACTCACCCTTTCGGACGTGCGTCACAATGAATATGGTCACTGGAAAAGCGAGCTTGAAGTTGACCAGCTTCTCGATGAACCTTTGTTGACCTTCATAGTCATCCTGCCTAACCATATTGGTGAGGGAATCGACCACGAATGTGTTAATGCCGTAACGTCGATATGCATATTCAAAACAGGACATAAGGTCTTCAGGCTTGGGGGTCAGCTTGTCAACGAACAGCCATAGGTTAGGGCACATCCACTCAAGCAGTTTCTTTCGGTATGGCTGGGGTGGTTGCTCTGATCCAGCAGCCTGCCTAACCATTCGCCCCATGGTTGCTTTTGGCGTCATCTCCATCGATGCAATCAATACTTTCTGCTGTTGTTCAACAGCGTTAAGTGCTAACTGATTTAGCCACATCGACTTGCCGTGACCGTTGATCCCGCACACGCCCCACAGTTCGTTAGGTCTGAACTTGATGTCCTCTTCATCTAACTTAGCCCAGCCAGAACCGAAGCCTTGCGTGTCATCTAATTTGTTCTCAAAGAAGTCATCGATGTCCGCTTCAAAGTCCAGTACAGATCGCAAAGTTTCTGGGTCTTTCCAGCGTGCCTCTTGATAGGCGCACTCCAGCATCCAGCGTGCCTGCTCGTAGCCTTCTTTCTGGAGTAGCTCATTGATATCTTTTGTTGGCAGGTTAACTCTGTAACATCGGTCACCGAGCCTCGACATAATTTCTGCCGCAGCCAACTCTCCCTGTTCATCCATATCTGTGGCTATAAGGATCTCTTCAAAGCGTGCGAGGTTCTCGTACTCGTGCGCTATCCACTTGGTCTGCTTTGCGCCCTTACCACCACCCATCGGCACTGATAGAGCGGGGAACCCTAACTCACCGCAGGCAATCGCATCCCATTCACCCTCAGTTATCCAAACCTTTCTTGCATCGTCAGGCATTGCTTGCCACCCAAACAGGATAGGCTTCAGATCTTTCTGGGTAGATGGGTTGCCGTCATGATTAATCGGCTTGGTCTTTAGGAATGTCTGCTTTCCGTCAGGCTCCATGAAAGGGAACACTACGTCCTGCCCACCCTTGGTATCAGTCTCGTAGATCTTCCATCTAAAGCAGACTTCCCCCACGTCTTTAAACCCTCTCGTCTCCATGTATCCATGCAGATTGGAGCTGGCATTCTTTGCGGGAGGTTGTGGTTTGGTGTAGTTCTTTTTTTCCGCCGGAGCAACTTTTTTGGCAGGCGTATTGTCTCGGATGCCGTATCGCTTTTTTGCCCACTCCATTGCATCAACCAGTGTGAGTCCTTGGCTGTACATAATCAGGTCAAGCAGGTCACCTCCCTCACCAGTACTAAAGTCCATCCATTTGCCACACTGATCGCCGCTAAGATAGACGCTCATGCTTCTGCCTTTCTCACCTTGGATAGATCCGATCTTGTAACAGCCGCTCTCAACGCGACCGTCGGGGTAAAGTTCGTGGCATATACTGGTAGCGTGCGGTGCTAGGTTCTGCGCTAGCGTTTTAATATCCATCATTTGACAGCCCCCAACAGATCATTGGTTCGTGTCGCATTTTTGTAGCACGAAAGCCCCTGCCAGTCTGGCTTGCCGATAGATTGCCAGCCTCTCGAGATTGCATTGTCCACAACACCTGCGATATCAAAGCCCTGCTTTTTGAATACCAAAAAGTCCTGCGAGATCGTGGTGATCATTTTCTTGGCAGGCTTTCTACCTTTACGATCTGCCAGTTTGTATTCCCACCATTTAGTCCAAGGCTGTTTTGAAATACCTTCTGGTGGAGTGTTAAGGAGATCAGACCGCCAGCATGTTTGTTCTTTTTGATGTTCGTTAGTAATAATATTTGTTCTTTGGGTCTGATTAGCTTGATCTGGGTTTACTTGATCTGGGTTAGCTTGATCTGGGTTTTGATGATCTAGTGGAAAACGACCCCTAACATCAGTAACCAGCCAGTCCCATCGGACAACATGACCACTTTCGTTTCGGATTATTTCTCTGCGAATGTATTCAGATTTCTCTAGCTCATCAGTAATGCGAGTCATCTTCACATTGCCGACACCGAATACAGTGCAGAGTTGGTTGTTAGTTATTTGCCAGTCATCGACATGGCTAAGAAGGTAGACAAGAACACCCAGAGATTCTGGGCTTAACCCGTCATCTCTGTATTCGCTGGCGGAGAACCCGCCTCGGAGGAGTAAGTTTGGAATACGGGTGTAATTGTCTTGCTTTAAATTGGCAGGACGAAAAATCATTCGTGAGACGGCTCCATGTAATATTCATTTGAGCAGGGATAATAATCTGCAAGTATTGTTTTGGCAAATTTATTTACTCTTGCGTCTTGTTTAATGATTTAAAATATGGAAGATCGGCTGCGAGGAGAAAAAAACATGGACGAAAAAACTAAAAAAGAAAAACGTGCGGATATATTTAAAACAGCTCTAGACAAGGCAGGGGTGCCGGACTGGGGCAGAGGGGCGGCGATAGTTAAACAGACGGGTTGCAGTCCTGCATCCGCGCAAGCGTGGATAAGGGGCAGTCTGCCATCGGATGGGGAGCGTATAGTTGAACTGTGCGACCTTTACCATATTGACTTATACCTATGGATAACCTTGCAGTCGCGGGGCGAATCAAAGGTATCAGAATCTATGACTGAAGCCATCATTTACGTAAAACAATTTGAAGAAAAAACAGCTTTCACCCTTACACCAGACCAGTTTGCTCATATGTGCTTGATGTATTTAGACACTGAAAAGCGCGAAGGGCTGGCAAGTATGGTGGAAGTGTTAAGTAAAAAAACAGATGCGTCTGCCGCTACAAAATGATAATTTGTAATTAAGGATTTACATATACAAGGAAAGTCACATGGATAGAGTTGTACCTGACAGCGAGCGAATTAGCTGCGAGGACTTAAAAATATTTTTAGAAAACTTTCCAGAAGTAGATTGCTGCTTCAAGGCTGGCGAAGCAAGGTTCATTTATTCAGTAAGAACAATTACAGCTGCTAAAAAGAAACTTAGACTAGCAAATAATAATCTACAGGTGTTGAAATAAATCTACACGGTGCTATGATGTCTCTGGAACTAACGGAGACATTACATGGATACGCTTACACGCGCCCACATCTGGGCGACCTTATCTGATATAGACGTAGCACCTTTTTGCACCGAGACAGAAGTCGTTGGGGATCAAGTCCTCACCTATCTGCCTTGGATGAAAGCGCATTCGATTATGATGGATGTGTTCCCTGAGTATCATTGGGAATTCACCGAAGACCCTACAGGTCGCGAATGCCACTACTTTGATGATGGCTCTGCCGAAGTACGTTGCCGAATGACTATCGGCGGGCAGACCAACATCACCTACCTTCCTGTTCATAGATCAGGCAAAGCAATTGACTCCCCCTCTGCTACAGACATCAATACTGCTAAACAGCGGTGTCGTGTTAAGGCTATGGGTGAGTTTGGTCTGGGCTACACCATGTGGCTGTCATCTCAAATCAAAGAGATTGAAGACCAAAGTGTTTCTAAACCTGAACAAAGTACACCTTCAGATACAAATGATGCAGATGCAGAACTCCAAAAGGTTATTGCGATCTGGGATCATCTTAAGTTCGGTGAAGCTAAGACCCTGAGTGAAGCCACAAAGCTGTATGACAAGTTTAAACGTGGTCTAACTAATAGAGGCTTAACAGATACCACTGGTAACTGGGAGAAGCTCTGTAAGGACAAAGGGTGGAGGGCTAGCAAATGAGTTTAGCTGCTCAAGGATCACCCGAATGGCACGCGGCTCGCGCCGGTAAGATCAAAGCGTCTGTCTGTGCCGCACTAGAAGGCAAGCACCCGTACATGAAAGCTGCTGACTTGGTCAGGCAAGAAGTCAGGGCTTTGGCTGGTGCTGAGTCAGAATTCAAAATGGTTCCTGCTGTTGCCCACGGGCAGATGATGGAGGACCACGCACGAATCTTCTTGGAAGATCTGCAAGGCTACACTGTAGAAGAGACGGGTCTTGTTGTTCACCCTAAGTATGACTTTATTGCAGCATCTCCAGACGGACTTGTAGGTTTGGACGGTTGCGTTGAGATTAAGTGCCCGTTCCCTCAGTACACCAAGACTCCATACAGCATCTTCGATAAGAAGCGCAGCATGTACCTGATGCAGGTCTACATGCAGATGGAAGTTCTGGATGCAGAGTGGTGTGACTTTATTTGTTACTTGGCTAAGAACGAAACAGCCGAGCCGCAGTACACGTTAGAGAGAGTCCACCGTAAAGAGGACTTCCTAACTGAACTACTGAGCCGCAAGTATTTACCGCAGCCTTCTAAGGGGACTATCTCCCGCCTTGACCTGTACCAATCTTGGCACAACTGGATACAAGAGCAGCACAGGGATGAAGTTACCCGTGCGGATCACGTTAAATCAATTGAAGTCGACGCCCCAGAGGTCATTAAGACCGATGAGGAACTGAACCGGCTGACTGCAATGCAAACCAGAATTGCAGACATCAAGTCACGTATCAGTGACGACTTAGAAACCTTGGATGTTCTGGGTAAGACCTCAGACTCCCTGAAAAAAGATATCGCCGAGCGTTACAAAGGTTCTGTCAGCAATGGCAAGACCACCGTGAAGGTGATTATGAAGACCCCGCCAATCGATTATAGAAAAGCGTTCGAATTTCTCGGCGGTGAAGATGAAGTGTTAAACAAAGACGAGTCTCTTGATTCTTTCCGAAGAACAACAGGCGCAATGCAAGTACAAATCCATCATGGAGAGCAACAATGAATAGTAAACCAACCGCATTTGAATCCCTTAAAGCAGGCAAAGGGCGTCTGTACCCAATGCCTAAAGAAAAGCGCATTGAAGAGTGGAACCGCCTTAAGCAATACGACTGGGCAACCAAGGCGCACGTCCCTAAGTTCGACGGCTTTATTAAAGTCAGTCGTGAGCTAGTCGCAGACCTACAAGCTGCACTTGATGTAAATAACGGCAATGACTTCCGTTACAACATCAAGGTCTGTGAGCAGATGGGTGATGACGGCAACCTCCAGCAACTGAATGTAGACTACTGGATTCCCAAACCCAATCCAAATGCTCAAGCGTCCGCTCCAGCAGCCGCATCAAACGCGGATGATTTCTTGGACGACGACCTACCTTTCTAAGGACATATATATATGCCATTAAGAATTTCACGATCAGCTAACTCCGTCTTTTATGGCGGAGAAAGCCTCGACCCCAGTGACCTCGAAGGTACTTTTGACCATCGGATTTGGGTGCGTGCAGTGGTTGACTTGGATGGCAGGCATGAAACCGTGCTCAATGTGCATACTAAGCGCAAGGGACATCAGGAGCATGTGCTTAAGGCTGGTGAAGATTTACAGCTAACGGAAGAAGTGTTTGTCGAGATGACAGGTATACAACCCTTTTACCACAAACCCCACTTAGCGTGCTCAGAGTGCGGTCGAACTGGCAGTCAGTCTGAGAAGTCTTTCATGCTTCCTCAAGCAAAACTGCTGGTGGGTGCTCCGCGTAACTACAAAATAGTTCGCGATGACGCCAGAAAGAAAAAGAGATGACTCCCCTAAAGGGCTGGGTGTTCCCTCCTCACACCTTGTAGCAGGCTTGGTCTACCTGCCCCTTGCAACAGACCTTTATTAAAGAGATCGATGCGTGGTAATCTGCCAGTGCTGTTGGTCTCTTCACGGAGACGAATATGAAGTTAACATTTAAAGAAATAGCTGATCGTTATTTGGCACAGCCAAGCGCACATAACGATGAGAAACAGAGAACTACGGTGGTAGTGGCTAACAACCTTGTTAAGGTTTTTGGTAGTAAGCCGATTAAAGCATTCGAGAAGATCGCTCTTTTTGATAACTTTATTGAGGAACTGCGGAAGCAACCATCAAAGAAAAGAATCGGTAAAAGAGTCAGCAATAGCTGGGTCAATAAGCACACCATTACTATGCGAGCTATTCTTAACTACGCTCACAGTAAGGAGCACATTGATCGAGTTCATAAGTTGTCGG